CGGAATGATGTTCGCATTCCCCATATACATACCGTCAGGCTCGGGCAGCGCTTCAAGGTAGCCACAAAAATCAAATGTCGGGTCTGAATCGCGTTTGATGCTGAGTGCCTCGTCGGAGTTCTGCTGTGACTGCAGCAACGTGCGCGCCGTCATCGGGTCGCTGAATTTCTGCATAAGCTGACGCACAATGACGGCCAGCTCGCGTGAAATCTTGTCTTTCAGTTGCGGGTCGCGCTCCTCCGGGGCGATTTGTTCCGGGAAATGGATAATCACCCGCCGACGGGAAACACCACCGCTGCGGTCGGTAAAACGCATCGGGTTATTGTTCACGGCCAGTATCACCGCCGGAATATGGGTGGAATACGCATCGCGGTATTTCGGGTCGACTGATACGGCATCGCCGCCGGTAATAGCCTTAAGCCCCGCACCGTCCCCGCTCCATTTCTCCTGGTCAGGCAGGCGTATCAGCGAGAAGCCAATCAGCGCCGCACGTTCGCGTGGGGATTCCAGCGTCTCGATGGTCGCAGACGTGGCGTTATCCTCCCCGGCCAGCATCGTCGCGATTTCGGCCAGAATACTTTTCCCGCTTCCTCCGGGGCCGGTGACTTCGAGAAAGAGCTGCCAGTCGTAGCGGTTCGCCAGCACCATAAACAGTGCGGCAAGTATCACGTCCCGTTTGTCAGCACGTGAACCGGCTGCGCGGTCGAGCCAGCGCCAGAAGTTCGGCGCGTGGGCTTCCAGCGTTTCGCCCTTCACCGGCGGAGTAAAATCGATATCACAGAGTGTGCGCAGCCAGTGTGTCTTGCTGTGCGGACTGAATACGCCGGTGCTGGTATCGAGTACGCCGTTGCGAAAGCCAATCAGGCGACGCGCCGGAGCGTCCTGCTGGGGAATAATCAGTTTCAGGGTATCAACCACTGAGGCGATTTTGCCGGATGAGAACGGGGCGCGCAGGCGCTGGAAAAGTCCCGCCACGTCACGCGCAAAGTCCGACGGCGGAATGATTTTCCATATCCCGGCCTCATAGCGGGACAGGAGCTGGCCGTTTGCATCCACGGCCAGCGCTTCCCCGTAATGCTCATGCACCCGCATCGCCTTTTCACTGGTGCTCATGGCGGTAAATTCTGCCTCGCTCATGGTGCTGAAAGGGCTTTCACCCGCTGGCCGGATGGCGTCATAAATCGCCTTGCGTGTGGCTTCCTCCCCTTTCTGCATAAACGCATCATTCCAGTCACCGAACACCGGCGGGAGGGCAACTATTCCCTCACAGGCCAGTGCGGCCGCTGCGGCTCTGGTCTGGCCGTCGCCGTTGAGGTCACGGTCGGCCGCCAGGACAATCTGACAGGCCGGGTGCTTTTGTCGGGCAAGGCTCGCCAGAGAAAGGAGGTTCACGGACGACAGTGCCACCATGACCGTTTCACCGGTCAGGTGATGCACGGTAAGTGCCGTAGCATAGCCCTCCACTATCCACAGGCGTTTTCCTGCCTGTTTCTGCCCTTCAATGGTGTGACATGTCCCTTTTACCTGTCCACCTTTCAGGGTACGTTTGAGGCCGTCAGAATTAATAAGCTGAAGGTTAACCAGCGCGCCGGAATCGTCATACAGCGGGACAACCACATCACCGGCGCGGTAGGCCACACCGCCGGTTTTGTTCGTGGTCGTCAGCATTACGCACTCATGACCGGGAAAGCCCTTACGGGTCAGGTAGGCGTTGCCTGTGGTCATGCGGGTTTTCTCCATGAGTCTGACGGCCAGCGCGGCGGCCGCTTTGCGGTCGGCATCGGTTTCAGCCCCTGCGGCCGCCATTGCCTCCGGAGCAACCGGCGGCAGATTACCGGTCACAGCATTCACTTTTTGGGCTGCCTCAGACGGTTTTACGCCGAACACCTTTTCAACCAGTTTCAGGCCGTCACCCGCCCCGCACTGGTTACAGAACCACGTCCCGCGCCCTTCCTTATCATCAAAGCGAAAACGGTCAGAACCGCCGCACACCGGACAAGCCTGATGACGATTTTTGATGACCGGTACACCCAGCGTCGGGAGAATGCGCGGCCAGTGGCCGCACGCCTGTTTGACGGTTTCCGTTACGTTCATTTTCATCTTTTTTTCTCCCTCAGTGCACAACCGGTACGGCGATATGACGGGTGCAGAGTTCATCCATCACGGCGAGTCCGAGAAAGGACAGTGACGGGGCGGCCTTGAGTGCTCCGGCTTCCATTAAATCCTCCAGTAGCGCACAGGCAATCTGACGGCCTTTTTCCTCGCCGTGCTGGCGCAGGTAGAAGCCTTCCAGTTCGGAGGCAATGGCATTTTCCAGCACATCGAGTGTGAGCTGCGGATAGCGTTGCTGACGGGCGCACAGAGTAAGCCAGGCACAGGCGACCGCACGGCGATACAGCGCGGCACGTAATAAGGGCGGTAATGGCTGTTTCATATATCAGCCTCCCCGGTGAGCCAGCGCTGGTTGCAGCGTCGGATCACACCGTAGAGCCGGGCGGTCATGAGATAAATTACAGAGGTGAGCTGTAACTGCTGCGCCGGGTCGCGGCGCACGGTGGTGCAGTCCTGCACCTGCATCAGTTCGCCGACGAGCCTGCCGACGTTGCAAAGGTGTTCCAGACAGTTGAGGTCATTCTGACTGAACGCGGCAAGGCGCTCTTTCTGTATTAAGGCCGGGTGATTAACAGGCATGATTCCGTCTCCTGAGCACGTGCGTATCCCTGCGCAGATACGCACATTTTATTTTTGGGTGTCGTTTTTAATTACAGATAATGGCGGTAGCTGTTATCCGGTTTTATTTCCGTTTCCGTTGCAGAATTATTCCGCCATTTTCGCGCCACCGGCGCTGGCCGTCTGACCGGGGAAATATCACCCGGATACTTGTCGATATTTCGCGCGCGGTATTGCTGTAATTCCTGGTCAGCGGCAATTTCATGTAAAACAGCGTGACGGTTTTCAGGGCTGCGCTTAAATACGTCGGGGCGCTCACAGGTAAAGTCCTGCAAAAAACGACGGAGCGGAATTTCTGCCATGCTGCCACCGGCAATAATACGAATAAGGATGGTGTAGGTGCGCCGGTACGGGTTCCAGACCAACCCCGGACAGCGGTACGGCAAATCCCACGGAATACCGTCGGCCAGCACGCCAGACACCACCACATCAGGAAAACCAGAGCACCGGTAGGTTTCACCCGGCTGAGGGAAATCAAACATGGTGTTCACCTCCGTTCATGGATGACGGAGGAATAAAATCACGACAGAGGCCTTTGGCCTTGAGCTCCTCCAGAACAAAACAGATGTCATCGTGCAGATAGCTGAAAATATGCGGCATACAAAGCTGATGCATCCCGTTTAATTCGCGTTGCCCCAAATCCAGACCGACAAAATGCGTCATGGCGCTGGCTCGGTTGAGTTTGTGAAACGATTCGGGGCTCAGGTGCTCACTGATGGCATTGAGGTCATCACGACACGCTGAGATGGTCTGAGTGCTGTTACGCATGGCATACCTCCGCAACCGGCAGACGGGCAGCAAGGGAAAGCACGTAGTCACGAACGAGAGAGCGGCGGGCGGTCTGTTCGTCCCCGGCAACAGTGCGGAGCATACAGATACGGGGCGTGCGGTCTGCACGACGAACAGCGGCAAAGACAAAGATAAATTCTGGGTGTGACGGGGTGAGGATCGTAGCCATAGCGGCGATCTCCTTGAAGTAGTCTGAAAAACTACCACCGGAGTTCCTACACTCATGGGTGGTAGCCCGGACGGGGGTAGGAATACCGGCCTTCAAGGAAACCGGCCAGCCCGAAGGCTGCCCCGCCCGGACCACCATTATCTGATTAAAACGGGGGGATAAAAACCACCGTTTAAAAATAAGGTGTGCCTGAGCAACGACGTAAAAAAAGACGCATGGCGCGTCTGGTGTCGCCTTGAAGTAACACGGGTTCCTACGCCCGGCTGCCGATTTTGCGACAGCAACGAAACTGTACCAGGAAACACACGACAGATGCAAGCCAGAAAAAGGGGTTAATTGAAAGCGGTTCTGATTCATGCGTCACACTTCCGGTCACGGTGTGCAACGCGTTCCGCCATCCACGCAGTCACCTCAGACTGGAGCCAGGCGACGTTTTTCCCACCGAGAGAGACCTGCGCCGGGAAAGCCTCACGGGCGATTAAATCGTAGAGAGTGGAGCGTGACAGGCCACACTGATGGATCACTTCCGGGAGGCGTAAAAAACGCTCCTGAGTCGGGGCTGAAACTGGCATTAAATGTGCGCAAGAGCGGGAAGCTGGTACTGATAAAGCTGTGTGCATAACGCTACCTCATTAATATCCACAGAGATCCGAACTTATCCGTCCGGAATCGGGTAGCTCTCTATTGTGTGAATATTTTTCCTCAATGCAACAGGGGGAAATCAGGCACCAAAAATATCAAATCGAATAATATATGACTACAACTACTCTAATTGCCTCTAGAGCCCTCTGGAAGCAACTGGTAAAAATTAAAGTGAAATGCCAATCGTTTTTTAACGATTTAATGTCAGTAATTAATAGGCGCTGAAGCAGAAAATTTACATTCGCGATTAATGGACGAGTGAACAGTAGTGAACAGTTGGTGAACACTTTTCTCTCAACTGTTCACTCTTTAACTTTATGTATTGTTTATATTTTTTCTTAAAGTGAACAGTAGTGAATAGTTATATGTAAAAAAACAATCAGAGAGAGAAGGTTATCCTGCGACCTTTTTCTGGCCAGCCGCTTTTTTAGCCTCCGTTTGTGGGATTTCTGCCACAACTGTATTGGATCGAGTTGTTGTACGACGCGATGCAGAATCACCTCAGCTTGACATCACTGAGGAGTAACACCATGACCACCACGACCATTCCTGACTATCTGTCTTCAGCATTCTGCCAACTGGACGCGGCCAGATCCGCACATCTTGAAAATGCCCGCATGATGGATGACACAGCCAATGCTATTGCCCGTACCGCACAGCAAAAAACAGAGCTTAAGCAGGAGAGCGGTAGTGATGCGAGTGAATGGCGCACGGCATTTCGGGCAGGTGGTGCGGTGCTGACTGACGAGCTGAGACAACAGTATCTGGCGTGTGTAGCTTCCCGTGAACTGATACTGGAGTGTGACCAGCTCGCTGAGGTGCTGACCTTTGAATGCGACCGGCTGAAAGGTAACTGCGACAGTACGGCCAGAGCCTACCGCCAGGCACATCACAACGTGCTCAGTCAGTACGCGGAAAAAGAACTGGATAACGCGCTGCATGATACATGCGGGGCGCTTGTCCGGGCGATGAAACTCAAAATGTTGGCGATGAGTAATCCGCTCGCTAACTCCATCGGGAATCAGGGTTACACAGCCCCGGATAGAGCTGTCTTGCAGGATGTAAAAGCGCGGCTTGAGGAAGCAGTGAAAAACTGTCATATCCGTCTGGCTGACGAGCCGCTACTTTTTAAAGTCGGGTTGTCGGCTGAGACGC